CAATGCGGTGTGCTTGTGATCTGCTGGTGCAGGCAAAGGCGCTTACCTCTTTTGTAATGACGCCGTATTTGCTGATGCCTTCAAAGTCTTCTACTACTTCGCGGTCAATATCACCAAGGTCTAGGTTTAGCCAGCCAACGATGACAACCGTGGCGCGTGTCTTAAGGCTGCTGCCTTCATAGTTAAAACCTTCAGTGCTGACATTTGCCAAGCTGAATAATGCCGTTGGATCTGCGGGGCGATCTTGCATCATCGTGAGTGATCCCGCTGCCCAGAAAGGCATAGCGCGGAATACGCTGCACATATCGTTGATTAGTTTGTACGCTTCCTCTTGGGTTTGGATGTTGACGTTACAGCTAAACCGTGGCTCTGTTGCAGGGCTACTGATACCAGTTGCCACCAGCTCATTGCAGTACTTACTGGCTTGGAAAAATGCCCACTTATCGAGCGTTGATTCTTGGATGTGATCGCCTAGCCCCAGGCGGGAATTAGTCAGCAAGTCCCACAGTATCCATGCTGGATCTGTAGTCCACGCAGCCGCACCAAATACACCAGACCATACGCCGGCATAAGTAAGGCGGCCAGTGTTGATGTCTACGGTGGCATTATTAGGTATGCGCACCTTGATGCCGCGTATGCGGTAGCTGCGTGATGGGATGCTGCTGAATTGCTCCGCATCAATACGCAATGCAACGTATGCGCTGTTGGGGTAGCGCAGCTTTTGATAGATCAGCTCTGTGTAGCTGAACCAGCTAAACGCATCGCTTAGTTTTACGCTGACGCTATCTGGTGTAATGCGCGTGATGCGTAGGTCAATGGGAACCGCGCCATCGAAGGTAATGATGTAGTCGCGTTGATACAGGTCAGATGTGCGACCCTTGATGGTGTCATCAATGACGGTTGTAAAGCCGCCAGAGTTGTACTGCACAGCAATTTGCAGGTTGATCTCAGCACCAAGAATGTCGCCATTATCTTTTACTGTTTGCAGCAACGGCACGTTAATTGTGATGCGAGCTGCGTCTATGTTGGTGTCAGTGATGGTGCGTGTAATCGGCAGCCCTTCCAGCACGTTTGAGCTAACTGCCACCTCTTCTTCAACTGCATCAAATCCCGGCACATAGGCTTGCGCTTGAGTACCAAAGCGTGGTACTAGCGTTACGTTGGAAAAGTTAAAGTCTGCATCCTGCGGTGCCGTGTTACTTGCGCCTTCACGCAGCAATCGCGTCTTATTGAAGAAAACATCCTTAAGTGATGCGTTAGTGTAGGCAGTAGTGCCTTGCGTCAGGCCAAGTCTTGATGGCGTAGCAAAGCCTTCGATCTCGCCTTCACTTAGCAGCTCGATAATCTTTGCATAGGACGTTGAATCTAAATTATCCTTGGCTTCTGTAGCTTTACGGCCGCCAGCGCCGCTTTTGCCACCGCCACCACCAGCACCAAAAATACTCACGCTGATACCTGCACGATGTCAATACCGGCGCTAATTACAACGCTGCCGACCAGCGTTTCACCGTAAACCACGGGGACTGGAACACCTGCTCGCGAGACATTCTGAATCCCGCTAAAGCTAAAGCTCTTGCGTGGGTCGCCTTCGTCTTTGCTTATGGTGGGCGTTGGCGTCAGGAGTT